TAATTGTTTTAATTTATCAAAGTTTGATTTTATATATTGTATGTATTCTTCGTTTTTACTATCTTTACTACTTCTGAAAGCTTTTCTGATATCATTTTTTTCATCAGCAAAGAAAATAGTTAAATCATCTAGTTGTTGTTTTTCTTCAGGGGTTAATTTTGGTTTTGATTCTAAATTATCGATTATTACATTTGCTTTATCAACCATATCCACAAGTTCATTTTTTTCAGCTAGTTTTGATTTAATGGATACCCCGCGACTATCAGCAGATACTGGAATATAGTTTTCATATTCTATTTTACTTACCATATCACTTATTTCACCTCTATCTAAGAAATTATATGAATCTGCAACATTTCTTAATTCTTTCAATAGTGGTAATATTGTTTTAAATTGATCTTTAATAACAATTCGATCACGTTCTGTAATACTGCCTAGTTTGACTATATTATTTAGAAACGATGTTAAATTATTATATTTTTTAATTAGTTCGTAAGATTTGGTGAGTGTAAGATTATCTTCATAATCAGCGCTTAATATTCCTTCTACAGCGTTTCTAAAATCTTCAAACAATTTATCAAATGAATATTTTATATTTGAATCGATTGTATTGGCTTTCGATGTTTCATTTTTGAATGAATTAATGAGCGCGAATTGTCTATTCATTACCTCTCTATTTATTAATTGATCGGCATTGATATATTCTTGATTCACTCGATTGCTTAGAAAATCTGGCATTATTATATATATTATGATTATATAATTATTTGATTAAATTTATTTTTTTTTATTGTACAGATTGTTTGTTTTGATGTATTGTATAGCATCTTTTAATCCCAATTTACGTTCATTACTTACTTTTTTGATAAGACTTTGCCATTCGTTAGGTTGTTTGCCTCCTGACATACTTGATGAGTGTAATTGAGAGACTACAGGTAACCCAGAACCTTTCTTTTTATATACCTTGACACCATTTCCAGAACCTACATGATATTTAACATTGGACGGATGTGTAGCAGATATACAATTATTACATCGTTGTCTCAATTGTTGTTCAATTATATCATCATTTTTTGCATATGACATTTTTAATTTTATTATATATTACGATTAGATAATAATTATCCTGGACTATAACCCTTTGCTTTAATTCTACGAGTTAAATCACTGCCACCTGTTTTTCCATATCCTAAACTACCTAGAACGTTTGCTGCTTGTACTGCATGTTTATTACCTGATAGATTTAACAAAGGTTTTGCAATTGGTGCAAGTGTTTGTGCGATTCTTCCGATTGTACTAAAAGTTGATTTCAAATTATCGAGAAAACCTGAACCGACCATACGTTTGACATCTGAACTTGTGATATATTCTTGTTGTGAAGTTTCAAGGACATCGTTTTTAGTAAGTAAAGCAGTGTATGTAGATGATGTCCCACGTTCACAAGCGAATGCACCTGAATTAACCGCAATCAATACGAGTTCAACGGTTGGAATAGCGGCGCCATAATTTTCACATGAGACGGTGAAGTTCAACACAAAGTTTCCGATTGAACCTGGTGCATAGTAATCTTCAGTTATGTTAATATCTTTACCCATTTGAAGCATTAACACACTTCCTGAAGTAGGTATCGCGAGACCTGCTCCTGTTCCTGCTGCTGCTGCTGCAGGATTGTGTGTACTAGCAATGCCTTTAAATTCATGCCAACTTTGATTAGACCCACAATCTTTTGAAGCTCTCCATAGATCATATTGTGTAAAGTTAGAACATATACCGGATTGATTATTCCAATTTAGATTAAATTTGGTAATAGGTAAGAATGAATCTGAATCTTGATAAGTTTGTGTAGACATAGCTTTTCGCACCATAATTATTAGTTTATCTGGAATTTGGTTCAATGAAATACTATTAAATGTAAAATCTTTTTTGCTTGGTGTAATTGATGCACCTCTATATGCAGGGGCCGTGGATGCTGGCATTGTTCCACCTTGTATTTGAAAACGTGGAAGTTCATAGAATGGAACAACACATCGGGCAGACATGAGATCGGAAGGATGAGGTGTCAAAAACATGAAGTTTAATGATGAATTCTCGAATCCTACTACTTGAACGCTATTAACTACAGTATTCGCTTGTGCTGTTCGCCACACACGTGATGCATCACCGATATTCATTTGGAAGTTCAAGTTTTGAATTCCATAAATGCCTTGGTTATTTGTTTGAGGGTTACCGTATATCCATGGTGATAATAGTAGGGGCTCTGTTACAGTGAATTTAACATATGCAGTTACTTGACAGCACCAGCATTATCACCATTTGGCACAGCAGTAGTAAAGCCAGCATCAGCAGCTACAGCATCCAATGAAAAAGTACCGCGTCCACATAGATC